AATTAAGACTCCTACAATTCTAGATCTAGAGACGATACATATAACCTTACAAAATAATGGCACAACAGTCAACAAACAATCCTGCTTCACAAACCTTTCTGGGTAGGATTAACACAGCGACAAACGCAACGAACAACAGAGATTTATATTTAAAGTTGTTCTCAGGTGAGATGTTTACTGGCTTCCAAAGAGAGACAATCGCAAGAGATCTCGTTATGAAGCGTACACTCACAAACGGAAAGAGTCTACAGTTCATCTATACTGGACGTACAAGTGCGGAATACCACACTCCAGGAAACAGTATATTAGGAAACTCTGACAAAACTCCACCTGTAGCAGAAAAAACAATTACAGTCGATGACCTATTAATTAGCTCGGCTTTTGTATATGAGCTAGATGAAACACTAGCACACTATGAGTTGAGGGGCGAAATTTCCAAGAAGATTGGATATGCTCTTGCTCAAAAGTATGATAGATTAATTTTCAGAGCTATTGCTAAAGGAGCTAGACAGGCTTCTCCAGTATCACTCAGCAACTTTGAAGAGCCAGGTGGAACCCAAATTCAAGTTGGTGCAGGTTCTGACGCTGATGATGCTCTTGACGATCAAAAGCTCGTAACAGCTTTCTATGATGCTGCTGCGGCTCTTGACGAAAAAGGAGTTTCTGATGATGGTCGGGTTGCCGTACTTAACCCTAGACAGTACTACGCACTTATACAAGGTGCTGGTTCAAACGGTCTAATTAACAGAGACGTACAAGGTACAGCACTTCAGTCTGGTAACGGAGTAATTGAAATTGCAGGTATCCAAATCTACAAATCAATGAACGTTCCATTCTTCTCTAAGTATGGTACTAAGTATGCACCTTCAAGTGGTGCTTCAGCTGGCACTGACCTTGCTACAATAGACCCTGGCAACACAGGTGATTTTGTATCTGAAGGTATTGAAACAGCTAATACAGCTACAGGCAACAACTACGGAGCTCGTCAGAACTACGGTGCTGCCTCTAACTTTGCAAACACATGCGGACTAATCTTCCAAAGAGAAGCTGCAGGTGTAGTAGAAACAATCGGGCCACAGGTTCAAGTAACTTCTGGTGATGTTTCTGTTGTTTACCAAGGCGATGTCATCCTAGGACGCATGGCTATGGGAGCAGATTATGTGAACCCAGCAGCTTGTGTAGAATTGTTCGCAGGAACAACTACAAAGCCAGCAGCTTTCTCATAAGTTTTTATTCTATACGGGGGCTCAGTCCCCCTTTTTTATTATGGCAGTAATACCTTACGGAGTGTCTACCGAACTAGATGCTGTAAACTCAATCCTGATGAGCGTTGGAGAAACCCCAGTTAATACATTAACAGTGCAAAGCCCCGAAGTGGCTATAGCACAAAAAACTCTAAGGCAAATCTGCCGTGAGGTACAAGCTGAGGGATGGTCATACAACACAGAGAATGAGTATCCTATTAACACTGATACTAATAATCAAGTTATAGTTCCTAACAATGTTTTACAAATGGATTTAAATATATTCCAACATGGTAAGGACTACAACGTAGTATTACGTAGTGATAATGGTGTAAAAAAAGTGTATGATAAAAAAGGTCATACCTTTACTTTTGAAAATTGTGATAAATTATATTTTGATATGGTGTGGATGATAGATTTTGAAGATCTACCACAACCATTTAAAGATTATATAACCGCTAGAGCTTCCAGAATAGCCTCTAACCGTATGGTAAACAACCCACAGTCATCTAGGTTACTTGAGGCAGATGAAGCCTCTCTAAGAGCCTTAGCACTAGAGTATGAGTGTAAGCAGGAAGATCATAATATATTTAATGATTTTCAATATCAACAAGATGCTAACACAGTATACAGACCATTTAAAGTATTAAGAAGAATGTAATGGCACAAATTAATCAACGTATCCCAAACTTTCTAGGGGGTGTATCACAACAGCCAGATAAAATAAAATTTCCAGGACAGTTAAGGGTATGTGATAATGCCGTTCCAGATATAACATTTGGTCTTAAAAAACGTCCTCCTGCAGAGTTTGTTGGAAATCTTACTAATGCTACATCATCTGGTCATTGGTATGAGATATTACGAGATGGAGACGAAAAATATATAGTACAAATCACACCATCTAACAGTGGTGGCATGCCTATAAGAGTATGGGACTTAGCTGATGGTACTGAAAAATCTCTGACAAATTCTAGCGGAGATTCTTTATTTAGTTATTTATCTGGAGCTACATCACCATATGCAGTTACCACAATTCAAGACTACACACTTATAGCTAACCCTAATAAAGTTGTGGGTACTACAGGTAATACATTTACAGCAATTCATGGAGGAGACTATTCATATGCTAGGTTGGATACTGTTGCTTACAATACTGAATATATTTTATATAGTGGTACAGCTCCCACACCCAATACTTACTTCAGGGTTACTTCTGTAAAAGTAGATGTCAGAGAACTTGTAAGTGAAATCACTGTAACTAATCAAGGTGATGGTTACACTGGAGGAGCACCAAGCGTTACTATTAGTGGTGGTGGAGGAACTGGAGCTACAGCTAAAGCTATTGTTGAAGATAACAAAGTTGTTAGATTTGAAGTAACTGATGCGGGAAGTGGTTATACCTCAGTTCCTACTCTTCAAGTTGGTGCACCAGCAACTGGTACTAATACTGCTTCTGGTACAGTTGTTATAGGATCTGGAGCTACATGGAATAGTGGAAATGAAAACCAAGGTAAGTCTGGTACTTTAACTTGGTCATTTTCTGGAGGTACTGCTGTAGATACTACAGGTGCTCAAGTAGGTGGTGTAAATATTACAGACAATATTGAAGGAAGTTTACAAGTAAATGGACAAAGTTATATTGCTAATAATATAGAAAACTTTGATGGTTCTAACTTTCTTGGATATACACAAAACTATGATGTACGGTATACAGCTACTGTAACTTTACAGGATGGCGGTTTAATTAGATCAACTAATAAAACAACTGCCGAAGGTATGTTTATTGATGTGACTATTGAAGGTGTAGAATATCGTGTATCAGTTGAAGCAGTAGAACCAGTAACTACATATAGAGATGTATCTAATATAGGTTATTTTAAATCACCTAAAAACCCAGACAATGGTACTCTTAGTATGGCTACTATTCTTAATGGGTTAGCATCTTCTGTAAATAGTAATCTTGCTAATGTTACTGCAGAGGTCATAGGTAGTGGTTTATTTATGAATGGTTCTGCCGCAGATGGTGTAAACTTTCTTGGTGGTGCAGTAAACGAAAACATGAGTGTTATAGGTCAAAAAGCACAAGATATTAGTAGACTACCTGCTATGAATAAAGAAGGGTATGTTGCACAAATATCAAATGCTTCTGACTTAGATACAGATGACTACTACGTAAAGTTTGAAGCTAACAATGGTGTATCTGGTGCTGGTAGTTATAACGAGTGTGTTAGACCTCATAACTTTGATGGTTCTGGTAATGACCCTATGGTGTTAGGTTTAGACCCCGCAACAATGCCACATGCTTTAATAAACAATCGTGACGGTACATTTACTTTTACTAAGTTAGATGAAGCTAGTAAGGGTAGTACTGAAAACTACTGGAAAAACAGAGAGGTAGGTGATGATACATCTAACCCATTTCCTACTTTTGTTGGTAATACCATACAAGAAATGTTTTTTCACAGAAACAGATTAGGTATGATTTCTGGCGAACAGATTGTGATGGGTAAACCTGGGCAATACTTTGATTTCTTTATAGTGTCTGCTATAACTACCAGTGACGACAACCCTATAGACATAACTGTATCTGATGTAAAACCTGCATTTATTAACCATATTCTACCTATACAAAGAGGTATGATGATGTTTAGTGATAATGGTCAATTTATGTTATTTACAGAGTCAGATATATTTAGTCCAAAAACAGTCAGATTGAAAAAAATATCTAGTTATGAGTGTGATGCAACTATACAACCTGTAGATCTTGGTACATCCGTACTATTTACATCTAATGTATCTGCGTATGCTAGAGCGTTTGAGGCTACTATACTAGATGACTCTACACCTCCTAACATACTAGAACAAACAAGAGTTGTACCAGAGTTTTTACCAAAAGATATAACTAAATCTGCAAACTCTGCAGCAATAGGTATTACTACTTATGGTAAAAAAGGTGATAGTACAGTATATCATTACAAATATTACAATACTGGACAACAACGTGAGCAATCAGCTTGGTATAGTTGGACTTTAACAGGAACTATGCAACACATGTTATATACAGGTGGTAGTTTCTTTACTGTTACACTACATGATGGTAGTTATAAACTATGTAGACATGAATATGTTGCCGATGCTGATTCAACTAGAGCTTATGTATTAGGTGGTACAACATCTGATGTTGGTTCACCACTAAAAACTGCAAGACAGTTTGAAGCACATTTAGATAATATGACTATAGCTACAAACGTAGCTGGGTCAGCTCAAACAACTACAGCTCCAGAAAAAACTGTACTACGTATACCATATGTACCTGCAAACACTACTAATTTAGTTATGGTAGGGTTGTCTGGAAATGACAGTGATGGTAATTCTATCGCTGGTACAGTCAGACAGGCTGATGCTGTAGGTTCTGTTACTATATCTGGAGTTGTGCATGGCACAGTTACTTTTAACAATATCAATTTAAGTAGTTCAGCAAAAATAGCTGTAGGTTATAAGTACACAAGTATTATTGAACTACCTACATATTACTTCAACGTAGGTAATAATGCTTATGATACAGAGGGTG